GTTAAGTTTCAAGCAGCAGACACTTACGAATCAGTTTGGTATGATGTTACTGCAAGTTTTGAATTTTTTAATGAAACTTCCACACAGTATTTTAACATTGTGGGCTTTTACAACTTGATCCGAGCTGGATTTAACAACAGCCAAGGATTTGGTGCATCTGCTACAGCAACAGTAGTAGATGGAGTAGTCACAGGTATTACTGCAAACAATAATGGTCAGGGCTATGTGGCACCACCTAAGATTCAAATTTTAGGCAACGGATCAGGTGCAGAAGCCATTGTGACTTCAGTAGGGAATGGACAGATTGGTGCAATTACTGTCACAAATGGTGGATCGGGATATTTGCCGTTGCAATACCAAGGCACCATAGCAGCCACGGTATTGATCACAACTGGTTACATTACCAACCTCCAATATCGTTGATTTAGTCCGGCTAATCTGCTATACTGTATAGATGCTTGACATCCTTGCGTATCTACCTGCAAAAAGAAAACCCACACCAAGTGGTTGGTTGAGTTTCAATGCGGTTTGTTGCCAGCACAACGGCAGCACAAAAGACACACGAGGTCGCGGTGGACTCAAAGCGTCTGATCAGGGCTGGAGCTATCACTGCTTCAATTGTGCCTACACAGCCAGTTTTATCATGGGTCGTACCATAAGTGTTAAAGCTCGCAGGCTGTTGGGCTGGATGGGTGTACCAGATAACGAAATTGAAATGCTCAATCTCGAAAGTCTGCGGCATCGTAGCATACATGGTATATTGGAAGATCGGCAACAGGCATGGAATCAATTGGCCGGCATTGCATTTGAAGAACGAGACCTGCCACCTTTTGCTGAGCTACTAACACCTGAACACCCGATGCATTGGGACTATGTGCAGGGCAGACATGTGCCTGCGGACTTTCCCATGATGGTGCAGACACAAAATGATGGTGTTCATTGGACACGTCCGCATGTGGTCATACCATTCACATACGAAAACAAAATTGTAGGATACACCTGCAGATTTTTAGATAACCGTCAGCCCAAGTTCATTTCAGACAGCCAGCCAGGCTATGTGTTTGGCACAGACTTACAGCATAAAGACTGGACCAATGTAGTAGTGACAGAAGGCATATTTGATGCATTGAGTATTGGTGGTGTGGCTGTCATGCACAACACCATAAGTGATGCACAGGCTCGACTGATACGCAACCTGGGACGAGAAACAACTGTGGTGCCCGACCAAGATCAAGCAGGCGTAGAACTGATTGATCGTGCTGTGGAACTGGGATGGGCGGTAAGTATACCCGAGTGGCCAGAAGGTTGTAAAGATGTCAATGATGCTGTGATTGTGCTAGGGCGTGTTGGTACCCTGCTAACTATAATGGCAGCCAGAGAAACCAGTAAAATCAAAATAGAACTAAGGAAGAAACAACTTGTTAAAAGAATACGGACTTGACGTTCAGCGACTATTTCTAGAAATGATGTTGGAGGACGCACAGAGCTATGTGCGTGTTCAAAACATCTACAACCCGCAGAACTTTGACAAGAGTTTGAGGCCAGCGGCTGAGTTTATTAAAGAACACTCAGACAAACACAAGACCCTGCCGGACCGCACTCAAATCTCAGCCACCACTGGCGTTAAATTGCAATCAGTGCCAGACTTGAATGAAGGACACTTTGACTGGTTCATGGGCGAGTTTGAAGCATTTACTCGCCGCCAAGAACTAGAACGAGCTATTTTAAAAGCCGCGGACTTGTTGGAAAAAGGTGAATATGATCCTGTTGAAAAGCTGATCAAAGATGCAGTACAGATATCGCTCACTAAGGACATGGGCACAGACTACTTTGCTGATCCTCGTGCTAGACTGTTACGCATCAAGGACAAGAACGGACAGATTAAAACTGGTTGGGAAACTGTGGACAAGAAGCTGTTCGGTGGTATGAATCGCGGAGAGCTCAATATCTTTGCAGGTGGAAGTGGTGCAGGTAAAAGCTTGTTCCTAGCCAACTTAGGTGTTAACTGGGTATTACAGGGTCTTAATGTGGTCTATGTTACACTGGAGTTGTCAGAAGAGCTGGTCAGTATGCGTGTAGACTCAATGGTCACAGAAATCCCTGCTAGAGAAGTGTTTAGACAAATTGATGAAGTAGAAATGCGAGTGCGGGTCACAGGCAAAAAAGCAGGATCCTATCAGGTCAAATATATGCCTAGTGGTAAGACTGCCAACGATCTACGCAGTTATCTCAAAGAGTATGAAATCAAACTGGGTCGTAAGGTTGATATTTTGCTAGTGGACTACCTAGACTTGTTAATGCCGATCAGCAAAAAGATCTCAGCAGAAAACTTGTTTATCAAGGACAAGTATGTGTCAGAAGAGCTTAGAAACCTAGCTGTAGAAAAGAACTGTGTGTTAGTAACTGCGGCACAGCTGAACCGCGGTGCGGTTGAAGAAGTTGAGTTTGATCATAGCCATATTTCAGGTGGATTATCAAAGATTCAAACAGCAGATAACGTGTTTGGTATCTTTACATCAAGAGCCATGCGTGAGCGCGGCAAGTATCAGATACAGTTAATGAAGACACGTTCATCAAGCGGTGTAGGACAAAAGATTGATCTGGACTTTGATCTGGACACACTACGCATTACAGACCCTGGCGAAGAAGATCAAGGACACGCACCTACAACCAAGGGCAGCTCAATACTGCAAAATCTACAGCGTACCAGCACAACTGCTTCAGAACCCTGGGAACGAGCACAGCCTAAAAATGGCATTGATCCCCTAACAGGACAGCCAGCGCCCAAAAGCTCTGCACAGGTAGAATCATCAAAACTGCGACAGCTGATTAATAATCTAGGGCAAAATGACGACGTGTAATCAAATTTTAACAGATAAAATGATAAGTACCTATATAACCCCGACCTTAGCCAGCCATGTTGTACAGAATAGAAAACACACAAGACCCCCTATTTGACCTAGTCAAAGACGATCCAGTACGTCCAGCAATACCTCGAGATCTACGCACACACGAGTATGCAGATACCTTTGTGCTGTTAGATGGCACAAGACCTAGAGCAGTGACCTGTGTGGCCTATCTAGATCAAGTGCCACGCACAGAACGTGAACTGGGCATACATGGCCGTCAAGTGGCAGCTTTTTACACCATATGGAGTTATGATGCAGGTGCAGGACGTGAACTGATACAACAGGCACAGTTATGGATCAAACAGAATCATAACTCTATAACCAGATACGTAACGCTGAGTCCCAAAACAGAAATGGCTCGCAGATTCCATCATAAAAACGGTGCAGTCACACTCAGTGACAACGATGACACCGTAAACTACGAATATAGATAACATCGCGAAGCGCAAAAAATTCGCGACAGCGCAAGCGGTAAAGCGGTTTTAGGGTCAGTAATATACGCATATTTCAAAATAGTTCTAGCCAAAATAAATAATCATACTAGGAGAGTATGATATGGAATTAATGGTTCGCGAATTCACACGTATACTCACAGACACTAATGAACTAATGGGCTGGGCAATACCTGAATATGTTATAGCATACGAAAGCCGTATATTTGCCAGCAAAGTAGAACAGCCTAACTGGCAACCTGAACCTAGCTATGCAGAACGCTATCTAAGCATACGCACCAGTGAGCAAGCACTGAATTTGGCCAACACCTGTTGGTTTACACGATCAATATTTCCTGAACTGGGCTCAAGAAAAGGCATTAACGAAAGCTACTATGTACAACTAGGTCAAAGCTGTTATGATCGTGCGCTACGTGATCAAGAATCACCAACTGTGGAAATCATGCGTGATCACTTTGAATTTCTAGCTGAAACTGCATATACTGCCATACGCCACTATGGCAAGTTTAGATCAATGTGGGAATAAGACTAAAAACACTGACACAAACAGCCACAGGATATACATGTGAGCTTGAAGGTGCCATGGGCTGTATACTGGTACAAGATTTGGTTTGGATGGAAGATCGTGAAGATCTAAAGGATATACTGTACAGTCAAGCGTGGGCAGTGTTACAGGGCAGTTTTCACTGCTGTCTTAGCCTTCCGGGCAAGGTACAACTGTTGACCCAGTAACAACCATGGTGACAAGTGTGCTAGACTCATTAGAATCCACATTATGAGCATGGTATCTATATGAGCTGTGCTAGTGCATACAGAATGTGTCTCATGATATTGATAAACAGCCATAATGGCAAATATAGGTGTGGGGAATAGATTAAAAAACTGATAAATTCTGTACATGCTGTATTTAAGCCCGAAATGGGTCTACAGCCCAAAAAAAATAGCCGCGCAAAAAATTTTACAAGCTACTAAATGCTGAGGCCGGGGTTGTTTTTACAGTGCCCAAATGGGTCCTGCACTCTAAAAAAAATTCTGCGCAAAAAATTTAGGTGGAGTACTTTTCTTTTCAAGGTGGTGATTTAGCACCACTAAGCTGTAATAAGTTAGTATTAATAATAATAATATAAAGCCCCGACCCCTCTCATCTATCGCCCCGACCACCGAACCCCTCAGCCAAAAAAAAATCCTAACCTACCGGGAGCGAATCGGATCAGTTAGGATTCAAAACACCCCTGAGGATGTTTATAGGGTTAGCCTGCTAAATACTTTGCCGGGAGCGAATCGGACTTACAGAGTACTAACAGGGCCTAGCCCTGTTACGTTATGCTCTACGCATACACGTAACCTCTGCAACAGCACGCCAATTGCTAGGCATGCTCTTCTTCAAGTCTGCTATTTTTAGTACTGTACGCAATGACAGTTCACGCAGCTTCTTCTTGTTGTCATCCACAAAGTCAATCAACACTTCCTTCTCAAGGTCCGTGAACTCGTAGTCGTCCAGCATGCCGCACTCAGTAACCACTTGCTTGATGCGCAAGATCTTCTCACGCTCTGTGTCAATGGTCAAGTCCAAGTAGTGGCAACGGCTCTCAAGTGCTTCCAAGTGATCACGTAGCTTCTTGCTCTTGACATTGTCAAACTTGATGTTGGTGATGAAGATTGCACCGCCCTGGAACTCGAATGAGTTGGGCACACCTTCTGAACGCAGGAGTCTGCTGTCTGTGTTCCAGTGGATTGTACGCTTCTTACTGCTGTCCAGTGCTGCCTTGAGAATGTTCAAGCTCAGGTCATCTAACAGTACTGAGTCACAGTCATCAAACACTAGAATACACTTCTTGTCTGAGAACTCGTAGAGCTTCTTGTACAAGCCAATGGCACTCATAGCACCCTTGACCACTTCGTACTTTTTCAGCTTTGAGTCGTTGGCAACGTTAGCAAACACATCGTGACGGCTCAATACAGCTTCTACACCAAAGCTCTTGCCTACGCCTGGGGGACCTGTTACGATCATAGCACGTACATCACCCTTCTTGACAGCACGGGTCATGTCGTCCAGGATAGTAAAGCGGCTACGCAGACGCTCCATGATCTCTTCATCTGTTACACCTTTGAGCTCACGCTCTTTGGCCTTGATTGCATCAGTGTCAATGCCAAAACTGACAACTGATTCCTTGCTGGCTTTCTTCATGTTAGAAACCGTCTCCAAATTTAGTACTTTATAGCCTTTAGTCATTGCTCGCTCCAATGTTGTTTAAGTAAGTGTATATTATACTATCAAGCGTACTCGTTGTCATCCACTTTGGTTAACATGTTAGCAGGCACCCGCCACAAGCCACCTAAGGTCTTAACAGTAACGTATTTGATAGCAATCTTGGTCACAAAGCCAGTCATGTTCTGTCCAGTCTTAGTGCTGGTAAAGTTCACGTTATCACCTAGTGCCAAACTGGCTTTGGTCAGTTTGGCTAAGGTTGCACGTTTCCATTTGACTGCATCAATGATGGCTGTCAGCTCTGTGTTAGACAAGTCACTAAACATGATTGCCTGGTTGATCTCTTGTACTGTACGCATAGGTCGCTCCTGTGTGTTGTTTAAGTCTTAATTATAACAGCTTTAGCACCAGCTGTCAACCATTAATACGGGCTTCTTCATAACCCGTTTTACAAAGTCCTCGGGCTCGTCGTCGCAACGTACCATCATAAAGCCCATGCTCTCTACAAGGTCTACCTCGCAGATCTGCAGGTCCAGAGCAGCCGCCTCAAAGGCAATGTTCATCTTAGTTAGGGCATACTTAACGCCTGCTTCAAAGGCCGCATACTCGCCATTGCCTACATCTTCAAAGTCAAACTCGGACTCCATAATGTGTGCGTACTCTTGTCCATCTGCTACGATGAACTTGCCGATCTTCTTCCAGTTGCTCTGCTTCTCACTGTCAAAGTGGTCACAGCACTCGTTAATGTCAAAGCTGGCAAACTTGTCATAATTTACTTTAGTCATTTCTCGCTCCCTTTTGTGTTAATATGTATGTATTATAGCACCAAATAATAACCCTGTCAACCGATGGGTTATAGCCACTGTTTATAGTCACCATGCTCTTCGTTGTCGTCGTAGCCTGCGTTATAGGCTTCTACTTCGTCAGGTGTCATGTCTTTGTATGTGACACGCGGTGAGCTACCAGTGTCGCCCATGTAATAGTGTGGCGTACGACCTCTGCGGTAGTAGCTGTCTGCCATGCCGCGATCATATGGGCCACCGTGGCGGGTATCAATAACAATGTGTTCTCTATACATGTCTGCTCCTTGCTTGTCTATGTGTTAATTATAGCACCAAATAATAACCCAGTCAACCGTAGGGTTACCAGGCAAGCTCTTTTGCTGGGTAGCGGATCTTGCCCTCGTACTCCAACTGATCCTTCTCAAACTCTGTGAGGTAGTCGTTGGCTACAACTTCCCAGCCCAGGATGTACTCGCGATAGAACTCATTGTCGCACTCGATCTGTGAGCGCAAGGCCATCACAGTCTCTGTGACCTTGTTGACATTGATCTTCTTGACCACATAGTCACTGCCACCTTTTGGCTTCCAGTAGGGCTCATCAGCCGTACCGTAGTTCTCGTACACTTGGGTGGTAATCAATAGTTTAGCCATTTGGTTCGCTCCTTGTTGCTGTCTATGTGTCTATTATACTGTCTTTGGGCTAGAGTGTCAAGCCAGTTCGCGTTGTTTTTTAACAACAGCCGCCATGCTGTCGATAAAGCCCTTTTGCTCGCGCTTGCTCATCAGCGCCAGCATCTGCACAGCCATGCTCTCCAAGTAGCCAGCGGCATAGGCGTGTGAGCCATACTTCTCGTATGTAGCATCGGAGAACTTGCGCAGGATCTCTTTAAACTCTACTTGATTGTCTGTATGAAACATTTGGGCTCCTTTTGTGTCTGTATGTATTGATTATACTGCCTTTGGGCTAGCCCGTCAACCAAATTTTGCAAGAAACCCGTCACGGATTAGGGACATTTCCGTGTCTTCTACATAGAAGTCTGTAGTAGGATCGTAGTACTGACCTTGCTTGTTGTCATAATACAACACTCTGCCCGAGAAGTTGAACGGACCTTCTAGACCCTTGCGTGGACCGTATTTGACACGCATCTGGTCCATCTCATACTTGTCTGCTACAACCTTGTAACCCATCGCCTGCTCCTTTTGTGTCTGTATGTATGTATTATACAGCCAAAAAGAAACCCTGTCAACCGCAGGGTTATTCTGGCCAGACAGGAGGGATTCGAACCCCCGACCGACGCCTTAGAAGGGCGTTGCTCTATCCAACTGAGCTACTGTCTGATTCTGGTGGGCCCTCTGTGAGTCGAACACAGCACCAATGGATTATGAGTCCACTGCTCTAACCAACATGAGCTAAGGGCCCTTTTTGGTGCTCGGACCCGGAATCGAACCGGGACGCCATTACAGCGAGAGATTTTAAGTCTCTTGTGTCTACCTATTTCACCATCCGAGCGATGATTTATTATACTATCATGATTCTATTCTGTCAACTTCTTCGTAGTCGCCATCTGCGGTTTCTAGATAAATTGTTGCGCCAGTAGCGCCTTCGTTGATTGCCTTTTTAGCCAAGTGGCGTGCCTCTTTGAGGCTCTTGGTCGTATCAACAAGTTCATCTTGGCCCTCGATGGTGGCCCAGACCTCGTATTGTTCCCAGCTCATGATAGTTTGGTTTGTTCGTCGTTATTGAGTAGATCGCAGAGTCGTTGTGCTTCTTGCTCCGCTTCGTATCGGTCTTCTCGCACAATGATAGCAAGTACACGCCCTTTAGGTACACTAAGGAAGTCCCTAATGACCACGCACTCGCTTGTTAGATAATCTTTAGAAAGAGAGACCCCGTATCGCATACAATATTTACTTCAGTACACGATACGGGGTCTATAATTAGAACGGAGCGTCTTCCAGTTCGGAAGTATCAGCAACCTTTGCAGTTGCCTTAGCCTTGGGAGCCTTCGCAGGTGCCTTAGCTGTAGTAGCAACCTTTGCAGTTGCTTTAGGTACCTTAGGTGCCTTAGCATCAAGATAGTCAGCGATAGCTGATTGTTGAGCTGCACTCTGGAACTCGTCACCATCTTTGATAGTGTTGACTGCATCAAGCTTAGTCATAGCCGTATCGAGCTCAACGAGAACGATGTCAGTGTGACCATGCTTCTGGAGTACTTTGGTACGCATGATATCAGTAGCGAAACGAACCTTGACTTCGCCATTGAGTTTAGAAGTACCAACCACGGTAAAAAGTTTATCAGTAGCCATTTTGTGTGCCTTTTTTTCTGTGTGTGTTAAAATTAATGCTTCGAAGCCTATCTTCTCTGCATGTCTCTATTATACAGTCTGGTTAGCCATTAGTCAAGAACTTTTGGCTAACCAAACCATATTCGTTTAGTCCAAACGCGAACCTGCGTAGACCCTGTCCAATCCCAACTTGTCTTTCAACACTTGGGCGTAGGCTTCTGCACCTGCTTCCAGGATTGAGATGCTCTGTGTTGGGAAGCCGCTGGGGTTCCACAGGCTCAATGCACCCGTGTAGTCCTTACGGAAGCCTTGAGCTTGAAGGGCTTTGCCGATCTTGCTGTTTGAACGAACACCCCAAACATTAACCCAGGCAAAGCCGCAGGCATCACGATCGCCGTGTTTTTCAAAAAAGTCTCTGGCTGCCGAACGGGCTTCTAGCCCTGCTTCTTGACATGCCGATTGAACTGCTTCTGGGGTTACCACTGTTGCGATTGCTGTCATCTTGCGCTCCTTTGTTGTTTAAGTCTTAATTATACTGCCAAAAGCCCAACTCGTCAACCAACTTTTTGTTGTATTTTTACAACATTTTTTGAACGAATCTTTGGATTCTTTTCAGTGCCAAACTCTTTATCCACATAGAACTGAATCAGTTCCCTTTGGATCTGTGTGATCAAATCACCGTGATCATCGTTAACTACGAAGCGGACTGGGCAACGACCCCACGCACCCGACTTATTGAACTCAGCGAACCATTGACGATGATCTCTGTTCTTAGCATCAAATACGACCCAAGGTCTACCATATAAAGATAGTCTGCTCATTTGAACCAACTCCTAATGGCAGCTTCGAGCGGCCCAAAATCGTATCGTTGATCCTTAGGACGAACACGCATAAGTTCTTTACGAGCGTGCTCTGTGTTCTTTTCTTTATTCGTTTTCATCTTCTTCTTCCTTGTTCTCTTCTTCCCACTGTGCTACATCTTCTGAGATACCAAATGCTTCGTCCAACTCTACAGGCAGAGTCTCAGCAATCTCTGTGCTAGACATACCACCATACTCGTAGTAGTCATCATTACCGTTGTCCCAAATGCCTGCAAATGCCATACCTGGCTCAAAATACATAGCTGTGATACGGAAGCCCATAGCCTGTAACTTCTCGTAGGCTGCTGTAGGAGGAGCCCATGCACTCTCAAAGCCCAACATCAATCCACCTGGGATGTCCTGTGCAGGGTTACCATCAGCACCAATGTCCCACTTGGTTCCCCATTCGTTGACGCAGTAGTCATACCAGTTAGTGTAACCGTAGGTCATACGGTTGAACTCTTCTTTGAGCTTGTGTTCTGCTTCTTCTGCAACAGGAACTGATCCTGCTACAATGTTACGAAGGTCTTCTGGTACAGGAATAAACTCTTGTAGCAGGCCTTCGCCATTGAACGCAGTTCGCACCCGCTCAATCATCTTAGGGTCATCGTGGTAGATCTCTACGCTGTTGTTGCACCAGTTTGGCATATTAGTATGGTCCTTCTGACAAGTATGATTTAAGGTTAGACTCTGGCACAAAGTGTAACAGCTCTTCAATAGCTGTGAAGTCTGCGTTCTTTACGTCTTGAGCAATCTGCTCCAAGACAAGATCAACAAGCTCTTGTCTAGACATCGAAGCTCTCCTCTCCAAGTTCTGTTACTTCTTCCTCTAAGACCATCAAGTCAACAATGGTAATACCATTGCCGCTAACACCTTGGAACGCAGTTCTAAACGATTGGAACTCGCCAAAGAAGTCGTAGATCTCTTCTCGTGTAGTGCCTTCGGGCACCTCCAACTCCTGACGGAGGATAGTTGTTACATAGGCTTTCATCTTAGATCTCCGTCTCATATTCGTAAAACTTAACACTCGGATCCAACTTCTTCAGTTGCTTTGCGGCAGTCATCAGCTCTTTGTATCTCCGATTGACCTCTGCGCGAGGAAGTTCCCCATCGCAGGTCAAGTTCTCAGGGCTCAAAGAACTGTCGATCATATCCGCAATGCGTTGACGACCTTTGGCAGTTTGGATCTCATACTGCTCGCCATTGAAGAAACTGTTCCAGTGATTCTTCTGTGCAATGAACTCTTGTAGTGCTCGCATCTATCGCTCCTTGTGTGTCTGTGTAAGTATGTATTATAAGCTCATTTCCGCATCACGTCAACCAGTACCCGTTCAGCTAGATGGGTTTCTTCGACTTGATCAAAGGTAGCGGCAATCATCATGTTGTAGACTACATAAGCATCGTGGCCAAAGACCTTGAGGATTACATTGACTTCTTGTTGCGACTGTGCTACCCACAGCAGATCCGCAATCTTGTGCTGTGTAGCATTTTGCAGTTTCAGTTCCATTGCTTGCTCTCCTTAGTATGTGTATATTATAGCACCAAAAAGAAACCCTGTCAACCGTAGGGTTAAACAGGGCGTTGTTGAAAAGCCACACTAGCTAAACGAAGTGCCCAGGCGGGTTGCAGGGCCTAGTGGTCTAGCAGGCGGCATTAACTGTTGACTGTGTCGTAGGGGCTGTAGAGGTCTTTGATCAGACGCTCTTGTGCAGATTCGTCCCACTCATCGAATGGCTTGCATCCTTGATCAGCAATCCAGTTGAGTACAATCTCTTTAGGGCAGTCGAGTTCACGTGCGATCTGTCCTGCGTTGAGCCCTTCAATATAGAGTTGCTCAATGTCGTAGGCTAGTTCTGCCATCTTGCTCATCGTAGTAATCCTTTTTCAATACAATTTTGAGTGTCCTGAATGTCTGTCAATACAGTTTCTAACAACCCTCTAGGATCACCAAGGTTTAACACCTTGATCAATAGATCGCTATAACCTTCAACTAATTCAATTAGATCTTTACTCATTCCATTTCCTCCTGTGCAATACGATCTTGCTCGTCAATAAAAGCCTCCTCCAGAGGCATCCAAGTGTTTTCTGTTTCGTAGTAACGAACGAACCATGTAGCTGTGCCGTTGACGTTGCGCAGAATGTAGTCGTACTCTTCAGACTGTGAGCAGTCGAAGTACTCGTCTGCGTTTTTGTACTTGTTGATCACAAGCTCTTCGCCACGCCAGTGGTGGTAAGCGCCTTGTTTAGTTTCTTCAACAGTATTGCACAAGCTTGAGAAAGCTCCCAGCGCCAGCAGTTCTTTAACTGTAAAGGGGTCCATGTAGTGACGAGCAAGGATCTGTCCATTGTTGCTCAAGTAACCGTCCCAGTGGCAGTAGACCTGCTCAACTGTACCGTCTGCGAATTCTAATGCAATAGTGCTTCGTGTACCCATTTTACGCTCCTGTTTTGTTACTGTACCTATAGTATAACATCTTTCAATACCCGTGTCAACCGTAGGGTTAATACTCTGCTACGGGTTCTTCGCTTTCGTTCAACGCCACAAAGACTTTGGTGTAGCAGTCCTCACCTTCGTGTTCGTCGAAGTATTTGACCTCGTAGACAAATTGTTTGCCGTTGCTAATGCCTAAGAACTTGCTGTCCTTAAACGAGTCGGCATAGCCTGAACGGCGGATAGCTTGAGTTAGCTGTATGGCACCTAACTTGCCTAGGATGTTGATAGTGTGTGCTGGGATCATGCAGTTTCCTTAAAAAATACAGCTTTGATACGATTGCCCTCTACGACAAAGGCATATGAGTCTTCAAACTTAGTGCTGGGATTAGACAGCACCTTGCGAGCGATAATGCGTACACTACGCTCGTTGACGCTGTCCGTTACATCGTAGCCTGGGCCGTCTTCTGCTGCCCCGTGTGCTGTGTAGCTGTACTTGCCTGCACAACCGCACATACAAGCACCGTTCTTGCCGCTGTAGGTCTTAACAATTTTACTGATATCTAACATGGTTCGCTCCTTGTTATTAAGTCTTAATTATAACATCAATCTAAGTAGTAGTCAACTCTCTCTACCAGTGCATCCATTGCAGTTTTTAGTTCCCATTGCACAGTGCCGCCTTCTTCTATAGGCTCTTTGTCGCAAGTAGCAGAGGCAAACATTTCTTCAATTTCTGCTAGCTTTGCAAGTATTTCGTCTCTCATTGTCAGCTCCTTTGTTGCTATGTGTGTATTATAACGCACTTTGCCCAAACTGTCAACCAACAGCGTTGTATAACCCTACAAGACCTATGGCTAATGCTACAACGTTAACCACGGCCTGCGGCACATTGCGCACTCGCACAGCCCATGCCAAAAATGCTACAGTTCCTACAGCGAACACGGCAATATTGTAGGGATAGGCAGCAGGTCCTACAGCGTTAAGCACATGCCCTGCAATAATAGCAGCCGCCCCTGTCCATTGCAGTGCGTCGTCTATGTGTCTATAGCTCATTACATCGCCTCTAGTACTGTGTTAAACTTTGCTTCCCATGCTTGCAGGAACTTTGCTGTTACAATGTCGCAGCTCACATAGTTGTCTCCCTGCATGCCTTGCTCGCTGTAGCTAACGTCTTTGCCTGGCAAGCCGTGTGCATCTAAAAATGCTTTCAGCTCTTGCATAAACTGCTTGTCTGTGTAAATCAGTCCGTCTTTGTTAACGTCCCAGTCCTCTGTGTTAAAGTAAACACGCAGTTCGCCAAAGTCGCGCTCGTCGTTAATGTATGCAACACGCATGTCTACAATGCGCACTGCCTTAACAGCCCTGCTCCAGTAGCCCAGACCATTTGTGTTAAATGTTACTGCTTGCATAGTTTCGCTCCTATTTAAAAATGTATTATAGCACGTTTTGCGCACAGTGTCAATAACCCTATGCGCTGTAGTGTTATTATGCGTTTAGTTCAAATTCGTCTATGCGTGTTGCTACACTAAAGCCCGCTTCGCTAAAAAAGTCGCGTGTAAAATTTTGTAGCGCATTGTCAGCATTTTGTTTGCTATTGTAAACGCCAATACTTTCGTATGCGTTCTCGTCGTCCCCTAGCCCCTGCGCTTGCAGTACATACATTGTTTGCATTTTGTTCCTTTTGCTTTACTGTTTAACATGTATGTATTATAGCGCACTTAGCCCAAAATGTCAAGTCCCTACTAGCTGTAGGGTTATTCTTGATCAGTAGCGTTGAAGCTTACAGCGAGTCTCATAAAAAGGAACTCCGCTGAAAGGATCGCGTCCGATCTGTTGCGGCCAGCAGTGCTGTCGATACACAGGCTGACCTTCGCGTATGATCACTGGATATTGCGGATGCATAACCACAGGGCCTTGACCTACAACCACAGGTGGCTGACCGTTGGGGTACTGTTGATTGCGAGTCATTCCCTGTATAGCCAGAACGGCTGCAATACCTGTTACGATACCCTGCTCACGATCACCCCAAGCATGAGCTTGACTAATGCTAGCCAAAGCAATCATAGAACCAACAATCAGCTTTTTCATAGCGTTCTCCTTACTATGACTATAGTATAGCATCAATCCTAACTCGTGTCAACCGATCATTGATGGCCAACCTGAGCAGTTGTCTTTGCCGTATTGAGCGCAGAATATCGCATAAGCAGTTTCATGATCTCGGGCAGTGGTCTGCACTCGTTCAAACCAGCCGTTGATCTGTACACTCATTTCAAACAGTTTCACGTTCTATCTCCTCGTTAATAACCTGAAGCTTACGCATCAAAGGCCAAACTTGTTTCTTAGCGTCTTCTATAGCCATTGAGATTTGGTCCTCGGCTGTCCCGTCAGTAAGGACATCGCGGGCATCTTCGTATAAGCATCCGCCCAAGTAGGCGCTACCGAGCTCGTGACCTTCAACCAGGACCCGGACACGCAGCATGAACCAATCCAGCTTGCCGTAGTCAATGTCCTTGCAGATCTGTTCAATATCGTGGCACTCGTCGTCGAAACAATCACGGACATGGATTTCCTCATAGGTCTTGTCTACAATAACCTCAAAGCCTTCGCGCTCATAGCGAGCCAATTCATCGTACCAGCGTGTCATATCAGTCCTTATCGTGTTGCAGGTTTAACAATGATGTCGCAGGGGTAGCCGTCGTGTTCGATCAGCCCTTTGCGTACATACCACAGCTCACAGTCTGCGTCATAGAATACAGTGTCAATGACTCGTCCGTTGCGGATAACGTCCCATGCTTTCATAAGTGCTCCTTAGCAATCTGCGTCAAAAGATTCCCATTCCTGGGCTTCGTCGGGCTGACCGTCCCAATCTGGATCTTCAACTAGATAGTCCTCGTCCTCTTCGTCCAGAATGTCGTTAGCACGGCACATGTCTTTAACGTCATCTTCGCTCATGTAAGCCAGTGCCATCTCTGCCACAGCTTCTGCAGAGATAAGTCCTTCGTCCATCATCTCCAACAGCTTCGTAGTGTACTTACGCATAGGTTCGCTCCTTGTGTGTTACTGTAGCCTTAATTATAGCAGGATTTGATAACCTTGTCAACCATAGGGTCTTTACGAGCCACAGCCCGCCATGCCCGATTGGCTTTGCTATATTGCTTAGGATCTGTAGTAAAGCCCGGGAAGCGACTCTTAGCCCAGATCACAAAGTTCAAACGTTCAATCTCGTTCTTCATCACATAGTCCAGTAGAGTTCGCTTGAAGGATCGCAAGAGCGAGGTGTGTCGTGTGCTATCTGTACGTCCTTGCCCGACATCAAGTTCTTTACAGTCTTCATTGTAGGGAAGTACTCAAAGCGCCAGCCCTTAGTTGCAGGGTACAGCCAGTAGAGTCCGTTGCACTCGTGTCGCATGCCTTCTTCTGTACGGCCTTGCCAAACGGTAGTAGAGAACAGGCGCTCACCTGTCTTGCATCGCTTGTCTGCTTTGTAGATATACATGGTGTAGTCTTGTTTCATCGCTCGCTCCTTTGTGTCTGTGTATGTATTATAAGATAAAAAGGAACCATTGTCAATCTGTCTCTACCTATACGAACGTCTCGTATAGGCCTTGACGGTCATTACTCCTAGATTGTCCACCGCAACTCCGGATTGCTCCTGCTTCATGCTCCTGGACTAGACCAGCGCCCGTCGGTACTGTCATCTTCCCAGTCGCCTAGTGGTCTAGGTAACCTTTTTACTTACTATGCCTCTATTATAGCACTAATCAATACCCTTGTCAACCATAGGGTCTTTACAAGTATTGATCATTCAACTCTGGCTCAAACAACTTGACCAGCTCACGCTCGTAAGCATAAGCCTCCTTGCGACCACGCACAATGGCAATGATCTCGTGAGTCCAGTTCATAGCCAATCCACCTGACTTCAAGTAGATGTACAAGGCCCACAGTCTGTTTTCGTTGACTGCACGGCTCTTGTGCTTGCGCCATCTCTCTGCAACAACCTTGTTGGCATTTGGCAAGCTCTTACGTGTCAAGCCAATGTAGCTATCACCACGCTCGCTAGTCATAGCGTAGATGATGTAGTTGCAATCTGTACGTGGTGTTCTGCGTGTCTTCATGTTAGTATTATACAATGATCTAGCCAAACTGTCAACCGGCCCCGCACTCGGCTGTGGCGTAAAAGCCACAGCACATTATTATATAATATTAATCTTCTATATAATAATCAAATGCACTTGCTAATGCATTAAATGCATCCTGTATGTCGACATTATCCTCATAATCCTCCATAATAATGTCTTGCATTTGCAACATTAAACTAGTAAGTTTCTCTTTAATATTATCTTGCATAATAGCTCCTTTTTGTTAAACAAATTCAATATTATCTGTACGCAATTGCTTTTTAGCTTGCGATAATACATATGCAGTATCTGCTTGTAATGTCTCGTAATTAATATCTCCGCTTACATAATTACATTGCTTTTGTGTAGGGAATATATGCACAACTTCTCCATTATCTTTTATTTTTTTATGCACATTAAATGCGATAATGATTTTATAAGTTTCTTTATTTTTTACATAGATTAATTTTGCTTTTGCAACTTGTGCAAAAATTGCTTGTTTATATACTGTAGACATAGTTCGCTCCTTGTTACAATAGCGTTATTATAGCAGAGAGGGTCCAAAACGTCAACTGTGGCTAAAAGAACACACACTCTGCATAGGGTTGTTGACGCCCCGCCCAAAACGTGCTATAATAATCGCATGTTCGAACATAGTGGGGGTGGACGGCGACAGCGCCTAGCGTTTCAGCTGTGGATAAAAGGTGTACAACCTGTGGATAACTTTTGGCCTGTGGATAAGCTGTGAATAGTCTATTTCGCTGAAGTTATCCACAGGTTATTAACAGTGTTGTAGTATAACAACAGAGCCAAAAAAACCGGTTGACACTAGGGTTATTCCGAATCTTCCTCGCCAAAATCTATATAGTATGTGATACTAGGCAGTGGTTCCAGGATCCAATCCCCTGCTGATTCTATATTATCAAATATATCAATGTCACATCTGCCTCGATTATATTTGAAACAGTGCAGTCTATTAAGATCGTCACGACTGACACTGACTGCATGAGTACGAAACCGTATATGTCCAAGATATTCCATATACACACCTTTCTAGTATACAGTATATAGCGCATATGTATAGATCTTAATGTATATAGATCACAATGCATATACACATGTGATTTAACTATAAGTGCAATCTAGTGTGACTAGAACTCTCAAGCCACGCTTAGATCGTCATACAGCGCAGGCAGAGTCCTTAAAAAGTGTCAAAAAGTGTGAAAAAGTGCAATAAAGTGTGACCAACCCTGGATCAAGAGTCTACATAGGGGTCGCCTACAGTGATATAAGGGTAGATAAAAATCCAGAACTGTGGTGGAGACAGGCTATGCTCAAATGGTTTTTCAATATTCTTCAATCTTTCTCCACAGTTCTCTACTGTATATACTGTGAATACCAAAGTAAATTTTGTCACAATACCAAAGTAGTTTTATCAATCTAGCTTGAGCGATCTCTGCACATACGCACGGAGAGATTGATTCTATATACAAGAGAGGCGCAGCGGGGCCTGTGCATATATAGGCTTATACGCTCGTTTTACTTGCAGAAGCGCAGCGGGGCCTATATACTATAGCACTATATACGCTTGTCAGTGCTTATAGTATACAGAGTCTAGCTACCTTTGTGATCAATAGCAGTTCTCTTTATACTATTAAATAATGTACTATGCGTATATGTGTTACCTGTGCTAGTAATAGTCGTGAAATTGATCGTATATACAGTTACTGTCAACGTAACGGTATACTCATGCACACGGGTTCTTATATATACGCAGATGAAGCCTATTGGATTTGGCGCATTGACAGCGAGTTGACTCCTGCCCTAACTTGGTTGTTATTACAGTATCCAGATCAGTTGTGTGTATACTAACAACGGGGCCTTATTGATCTAGCTGTTTGGCTCGACTTTCTAGTTCTTGTACTAGGTTATAGTCATGTCTGCTTAAACGACAAAGTATGCCCATAAGCAGGCCCAGTGTATATATTGTGCCGCGGCGGGCCATGATGTAATCGATGCTAGATTTCGCTGAGTCAAATCTGCGATCTGATTCGTTCATAGTCTAGTAAAAGGGCTGTTGATTTCGCTTACTTCAGCTACCCAGTCTGTAACACCCATCATTTTACGCTTGTTTAGGCCTTCCGCAAACGCTTGCGCTTTGCGCTCCGCTAGTTTTAGGTCTGTGGTTCTGCGCCCTTTTAGCTCATCTTCATCTAGAAATCTTTGGCCTCTGTTGGCCTTTTTTGAACGTGCGTGTATAGCGTAAAACATATCTTGTGCTCCCTTTAGAGTATTTATAGAGCTAGATGTAGATTACCACTTACTGTTATACGCAATTGATCTGTTGAATAAAATGGGTAGACCACATGGTGCAGTTCTGAAGGAAATAGGCATATGGTCATGTTGTATGAGCTGTCAATCAGCATGTGATGACTGCGTATACTGCCCAGGGTGTCTGTAAAATGAAAGTGAAAATCACCATTGCTCTTATAGTCTGGGCCTTGTCCTGGGCCAGTGGCCTGCTCTTGTGCTCGAGTATAGGGTATCTGCAGCCAAATCACAAAGCTGAATACGCCATCATGCTGATGCACAGGGTTGAACTCGCCCTGTTGTTGAAAGTTGACCCATAGGCCCCCTAGACCCAAAGGGGTGGGTGTACCCGGGGGCAGTATGCCCAAACGGTCTATTTTGCTTTGGTAATTAAAGGCCTCAATGTACTCACGGGCCAGGGGCTCTACCAGCTGAAAGATTTGAGTTCTTGACTGGGTCAAGTGATACTCTCGATCTATGCTGCCAACCAGTACGCTATGGGCTGTGGGCCAACCCTGACCTCCTGAGCCAGCTATGGCTGCTATTTCTTCATGCAGGGCCTCTAGTTCTTGATCTGTGGCCTGGTATAGTAGGTACCCTGGGTTAGGGTCAAATGTATGTATTTGTGCTCGTGTCATCTAGTACTTATCAGCCACAAAAAAAGCCCCTTGCGGGGCTGAGCTAGGCCTAGTCTAGATTAGACAAGACCCTGTGCTAAAGCTCTGTAACCAGCGGCTACAACCTTACGGCTGGGCTTGCCCATTACATACTCAGTAACGGTAACACCGTTAGCTGCCTTACGGCTGTTGGCATAAACAGCATAACCAGCTTGGCGGATGCGGCTGGCTTCTGCTGAAATGTTCTTGATACCAAAACGCTTGGTAGCCTGTGCTGGTGTAACAGCTTCACCAGAGTAAAGTGCTGTAAACAGCTTGAAAGTCTTTGAGTTTTCAGTAAAACGTGTCATGTCTGTATCTCCTTATAGTTTTTAACAGATTTAAATCTGCTTGCGCAGTGTTTGTATTATATAGAACTAGGTGTGCAATTGCAACGATTATGGCTGAATTACTTGACTGTAATACCCAACTGATCAGCATGTTCTTTGCTCAATAGGCCCTGGAAATTACGGCCGGGAAAACGCTGTTCAATGCGAGCTAGGCACTCTTGTAGGCTTGCACCCTGTGCTAGAAACTCACCGTCGCTTTTGGCAAAGAGATAGATCTGATCACCATGACGCTCTACACTGAGTTCTTCTGTGCTGCCAGCGGAGTCTTGATCTTCAAGTTTGGCAATTTCTTTGCGAGCTCGTTCAACCATGCGTTCCAGTCTAGGATCACGATCTACCAGCATTTTGGTAATTTTAACTGCGGTAGCATGTTGACCCAGTTTATAACCGCAATAAAATACGGCCAGGATTGAAATTACGGACCAAACAATATCATCCATTTTTGACCTCTCTAGTCAGTTCTGCAATAAAAAGAAAACGTTCATAGGCTGCTCGCACTATAGGATTATTTATGAGTTTATCTGCTTCGGCCTGCATGGCCTTTACAGCTTCTTCACAGGCTTCTCTAGCTGAGGGCCACTCTAGCAAACGAGCTTCTTGACCCATTTCTTTGACTAGGTTGTCCCAGGCTTGTCGTTGGCCTTCTGTAAGCGGAGCACGTTTTGGACGCAGATCGCTGGCTCGCATCAGCACCTTTGAAATGGCATCTTCAGCCACACGCCCGGCCGCAATCATAGCCGCATAGTTAGGATCAATATTGTACCTACGACTACTGCCTCCGGGATATACTGAAACCAAATGATCGCCTTTTGGAAAGCTGTCCAAATATTCTGAATCATATTCACTTACAGGCACATAGCGCCTGCCCTGTTTTTTATAGTAGATGGTTTTCATTGCAGTTTTCTAGTACTGGCATCAGGGTCTTCAAAGTACTGAACCAGTTTTTGCTGTGTGTCTTGAGACATTTCTTCAAACTCTTCTTCTGTGAGTTCACGACTGCGCTCATGAATAGAACCGTCAGCAAATGACCGTTTGATTTCAGCAATCAAAGCATCTAACTCTTCTTGTGTGCCTTCGAAATCGTCGAAACAGCCAGGTGCAAATTCAATTTGTACCTCTTTGAGTTCGTCAGCGGTCAGCTGATCAAGTGTTTTGTTTTGGTCAATCATAAAATACGTCCTAATCCTAAATAAATTAGCTGATCCAGTTCTGCTTGATAGTCTCGGCCCAGTCTACGCTTTTCATATATGGCCTGCAAGAATTCTTTGCCATCGCCATACTCTGCGGTACCGGCACCACGACTTTCTAATTCTTCAATTAGATCGTCTGTGTCAAAGTCTGACAAGTCTACATCAACTTCAACTTCTGTGTAAATGGTTTTATACATTATATTAGTTCCTTAATTGATAACAGTATCGTATCGAGGTGTACGGAATACAGATCGTCCACATTGACGTATGGCATTGGCTAGAACCTGTGGAGTTGCTTCACTGCAAATTTGCAGTTCTTTTAAAGACAGCTCACTTTCAAAGGCCCAGATTTCTGGAAAACGTTGTGGATTAGCCTGTGCTCTAAGTATGGCATACCTAGGAATAGGAAAATCCACTTTGGTATCTCCTTTGAGCTCAGCCCAAAACTTTTTCTTTTCATAGTCTGTGATGTTGAAAATCCATTCAAATCCTAGACTATCAAAGTAGGCCATATAGGCATTAATCTTAGCCTTTTTCTTAGCCATGATCAATCACTCCATTTTTTAGCAAGAGCTTTAACACTCTCGGGATCGCGTTCAGCCTCTTTTAGAAACTCTTTTAGAGCATATTCACAGAATTCGTTAAAAGTCATATCACGCTCATGTGCAGACTTGAACAACACCATAAGTTCTTCTTCGGAAAGATCTAATGGAATACTCACACGAGTATCATAGTCCTCGCCTGCTATAATGGCCAGAGCCTTTTGGATCCAGTCATCATCGCTTTCTAAATCAACGAAGTCAACACTGTCCCAGGCTTGATCTGCATACTGTGAATTTTCTCTGCGAGCATATTTGCGATAGGCCTTTTCATAGTCGGGATTGATACGACGATAAGCACGTTCCAATCGATAGTCACAGGCTTCTACTATATAAACTTCCTGCGTCTTAGTATCAAAGGTAATATTAAAACTCCAGCCGTCCTGCTCACCGTTCCACGCTGACAGGCTGTAAGGCCTAGCATCTTTGCCAAAACAGTGCCATGTATAATCACTACCTTCAGTGATACGACAGTCTACTACTTCCATAAATTCTTGCATGGTAATCATTCTGATACTCCTTCTTTAATTGTCTTTAATAGTTTGCGGTTACGATAATCTTGCTCTTTGCGAGCACGTAGCTTTTCAATGTTTTTACCGATTAATGAGTTGTCATATTGACGACTCCATTCTAGTCCATTAAGCCAGTATTCTAACTGCTCTAATGAGCCAGAAAACAACTCGGCATCTCTAGCATAAATGGGCATGGAA